GACCCTGATACAAGTTCAAGAAGCCATTATTCAGCACATCCAGAACGATCGCAATCCTATGTATCAGGGCATGACGTTTGGCTACATGCGCGACTGGTATCGCGCCGCAATCAGCAATCTGGGCTTCACCCGTCAGCAGGCAGAAGCTGCGGTACAGGATGCGGTGGACATGGCGGAGCTGGCGTAGAGTTTACACGGGGAGACACCAACGTCGTCTTAGCGACGTGGCCTAGGCGGTAATGGTGTAGCGGCAACGTAGGGTGCAAATCCCAACCCCCGGTCCAATTCAAGGAAATAAGAAAACATGCCCCTAACCAACGCAGAAAAGCAGGCCAGGCACCGTACCCGCAAGGCGGAGAAGATGGCGCGGTACGAAAGGGCGCTGGTCCTGATCGCCAGCGGCATCAGCCATCATGCCGGCGATCATGTCGATATCGCTAAGAAGGCTTTGGATTAACCTCAACGGCACCGGGGAGCGGTCGATGCTCAACCCGGTGCCTGACGCAGGAGATTTGCGCTGTGACGATGGATAACACGATCGACTGGAATGGCAAGCTGGAGGCCGTTCATGAGAACGGCAAAGTGGTCAGCATAACCGACATTCGGCAAGACGATGATGGCGATTGGTTCACACATCAGCTTCGCGATGGTCAGTTCACATGCTTTGGACCGAATGATTGTGGAGGATGGCATGCTCCCGGTACTAAGTGGACCATCCGCAACGTCGCCGAAGCCAAGGCTGTGGAAGCCCCGGAAACGCACCGTCAGGGCACGAACGGGGTTCGGACTGGTGTGGAGGCCTTGGAGCGGCTGGAAGCCCTAGAATTGCTTGTACGGCGGATGGCTGTCGATGATATTGGCGTTCACGAGGCTTTCGCAGAAGCCAGGGCTTTAGCGCCCGAGCCGGTGGACCCGGATTTGGTGGAGGCGCGGGAAGCGTGCGCCATCCATGCTCAACGCCTCAACGATTACGGCTTGGCGGCGGAATATCGTTCGGGCGAGCTCGACCAGCAATTCGAAATGCAAGCAACGCTCGCCGCCATCAAACGCGGCCGCGCCCTTGAGCGGGGGGAGGGGTGATGGTCAGGCAGATGAAGATATTGGGCATCATGCTGTTATTAACAGCGTTTACTGCCGTATTTGTATGGCTCGTAATTAGGTATGGGCCTGAGTTAGTGATGTGCATAATGGCGATGGGGTTCATCATTTTTCTTTACTCTATTGCCTCGACAATCTTGTCTCGCTTGGAGCAGCGGTCATGACCACGCCAAAACACAACCCGAGCGCGGATGAGGGGATGGCGGCGGAGAACGCCAAACTGCGAGAAAAGGTGGAGATGCTGACCAATGCCTACGCCGAAGCGGTCGTCATCATCGCGAAGTGGTCGCCGGGTGGGCTTGATCAGCTGAGTGCGTTTCTAGGCAAGGACGCCGCTGCCAGCTCGCATGGGGGGATGTGATGATAATTCTTATGTTCTTTGTAATTATTGCGTATCTAGCTTGGATAGCGTTTACGTTAAAATTCTGTTTCGACCGCTTTGCCGGGTCAACGACAGGCTTTGTGGCATGGGCTTTTGCTGCCGGCTTGCCATTGGCTGTTTTTCTGCAATGGGGAGCGCTATGAGCATCTTCCACCATTTCGCACGCGGCCTCGGCTGGGGCATCGGCCGTGATCTTGCGCGTGTCATCATTCGGAGTATATTTGGACGATGACAGACCGTAAAAATAACGAGGAAAAACCTTTCGTGGTTGGCGATGGCACTCCCGGCCCTGGACGGCCCAAAGGCGTGCCAAACAAAACTACCGCGTTGCTAAAAGATGCTATCCTTCAGGCAGCTATCAACGCTGGTGGTGATGCTGATGAGAACAATCCCGGCGGCTTGGTCGGTTATCTCACCACACAGGCAGTCAAGAACCCCAACGCTTTCATGCCGCTGCTTGGTAAGGTGTTGCCGATGCAGTTGACGGGCGATGATGGTGGCCCTGTGCAGATTACCAAGATTGAACTAACAGCAGTGCGGCCCGAATGACAACTGTAACCGTACAGATGCCCGAAAAGCTAGTCCCTGTATTTGACGGCATTGCCGACGTGCGGGGCGCTTGGGGTGGCCGCGGTAGTGGCAAGACGCGCACTTTCGCCAAGATGACGGCGGTACGGGCATTGATGTGGTCACAGGCGGGGCGCGAAGGTATTATCCTTTGCGGCCGTGTGTTCATGAACTCGCTGGCGGATAGTTCCTTGGAAGAGATCAAGGCGGCAATCCGGGAGACGGACTGGCTGCTGCCGTATTTCGATATCGGTGAGAAGTATATCCGCACTGCCGATGGTCGGGTCACGTACAGCTTCACCGGGCTTGATCGCAATATCGACAGCGTGAAGTCGAAGGCGCGCATCCTGTTGTGCTGGGTGGATGAGGCCGAAACGGTCACGGATGAGGCGTGGACCAAGCTGATACCGACGCTGCGTGAGGAAGACTCGGAACTATGGATCACGTGGAACCCGGAGCGCGAGGAGAGCGCAACCAACAAGCGGTTCTGGCAAGCGACTGGCGATCGGGTGAAAATCGTTGAGTTGAATTTCCGCGATAACCCGTGGTTCCCCGATATCCTTGATCGCGTGCGGCTGCGGGATAAGGAGGAGCGCCCTCACCTCTACGACCATATCTGGGAAGGCGACTTCATCCGCGTGGTCGAGGGAGCCTATTTCGCGCCGCACCTGACCAAGGCGCGCGAGGACGGCCGTATCGCCATGGTGGCGGAGGAACCCAACCTGATCGTGCGGTTGTTCGCGGACATCGGTGGCACGGGCGCCAAGGCGGATAACTTCGTGTTCTGGGCAGGGCAGTTCGTCGGCACGGAGATACGCTGGGTCAACCATTATGAGCAGCAGGGACAGCCGGTATCTGCGCATCTCAATTGGATGCGGGCGCAGGGTTATTCGCCGGACCGCTGCAAGATATGGCTGCCGCACGACGGCGACACGCAGGACAAGGTGTTCGACACGTCCTATCGCAAGGCGCTGGAGGATGCAGGATACGGAGTGGAGGTGGTGCCGAACCAGGGCAAGGGTGCAGCAATGCAGCGGGTGGAACGTGCCCGGCAGTTGTTTCCCCGTATGCGGTTCGATGAGACGAAGTGCGCTGCCGGCCTGAAGGCGCTCGGTTGGTATCATGAGAAGCGTGATGATGACCGTGGTATCGGGCTGGGGCCGAACCATGACTGGTCCTCGCACAGCGCTGATGCGTTTGGCACTGGCTGCGTGGCCTATGAAGAACCACGGAAAGCTGTTACGCTCGATCTAAGCAAGTTGCGGCGTGGAGTTGTTTGATGGCCCTGCATGATCCCGATCAAATGGAAGCAGAGCATGGCATCGACTTGGACGAACTCGTGGACGCACTGCGCCGGGAAGCGGAGAGCGCGGATTCCGAGTGGGATCGGGTGCGGCACTTCCAGGAGATGTCGCGGCGTTTCTATGAGGCGCGGCCGTTTGGGAATGAGGTGGAGGGACGTTCGCAGATCATCCTTCCCGATGTGCAGGAGACGATCGACTACATGGTGCCTAGTGTACTTCGTACGTTCGTCAGTGGAGATCGTGTCGTAGAGTTCGAGGCGACGGACGAAGCGGACGAGGAGCTTGCGGACGAGGCCACGTCCGCGATCGGCTACAGCTTCATGCGCGATCAGGACGGCTACCGCGTGCTGCATGACTGGCTGACGTGCGGGCTGCTGGAGAAATACGGCGTCACCAAGACCACGATGGTGACGGAGGAAAAGGTGATGCGGGAGCGCGTCACCATTGCCGATCCCGTCGAACTTGAGGGGTTCGAGGGCGAGGTAGAGGACGCGGAAGCGAACGAGGACGGCAGCTACACGCTGTCACTGAAGGCGGAGGTGACAAAGAAGCGCTTCGTCGACCAGACCATCCCGGCCGAGGAATTCCGCTATTCGGCGCGCGCCCGGCATGAGGACGAGTCGGACTATCTCGCGCACGTTGCGGCCAAGACCCGTTCCGATCTGGTCGATATGGGGTTTGACCGTGAACAGGTCTACGCGCTGCCGGTCTACACCGGAATGCCGTACGAGCGAGGCGATACCGACACTCAGTGGGAGCCAGACCCGGAAAGCACGCCTGCACTCCAGATGGTGGAGTTGCGTGAGGAATACGCGCGGATCGATCTGGATGGCGACGGCATCGCGGAGCGGGTGAAGATATTCCGGGTCGAGAACGATATCCTGCGCTGGGCGGATGGCGAACTGGCGGTGGAGACGGTGGACGAACAGCCGTTCTCGGTGTTCTGTCCGTTCCCTCGCCCTAATCGCATGATCGGCTATTCGCTGGCCGACAAGGTGATGGACATTCAGCTTGCCCGTTCCACCGTGGCGCGGCAGCTGTTCGATGGGATGTATCAGGCGAACCTGCCGCGACCGGTGGTGTCCGAGCGGGGTATGTCTGAGAACACCATCGACGATCTGCTGTCGCCCATTGCCGGCGCGCCGATCCGGGTGTCCGATGTTGGTGCGGTGGTGCCGTATGTGACCAACTTCGACGTGGGCAAGTCGCTGACCGTCATGGAGTGGATGACGGGCGAGCGCGAGAGCCGCACCGGCATTACGCGGCTGAACCAGGGGCTGGATGCCGACGCGCTCAACAAGACCGCGACCGGCACGGCCATGATGCAGGCGCAGGGCCAGCAGCAGGAGGAGTTCATCGCCCGCAACTTCGCGGAGGCGTTTAGCCGCCTGATGGCGAAGAAATACCGGCTCATGCGGCGCGAGGGCGAGCCGTTCAAGATCAAGGTTGACGGGCAATATCGCGAGGTTGATCCGACGCAGTGGCCCGAGGACGTGAACCTTGCTATCCGGGTGGGGCTTGGCACCGGCAGTAAGGACAAGCGCGTGCAGGCGCGCATGGCACTGGCGCCGATTTTGGCGGAGGGCTTTGCGAATGGGCAGGTGAAGCCCAAGCATCTGTTCCATGCCGTGGATGGGCTGGTGCGTGACTTGGGGATTGGGCAGGGGGATGACTTCTGGACCGATCCTGATGCGCCGCTGGCACCCGGTGAACAGCCAGAGCAAGAGCGGCCTGATCCTGAGATGCTCGCAATGCAGGCAGAACAAGACAGGGAGGAGCGCGCATTCCAGTTTGAGCAGCGCAAGGCCGATGCCACGCTTCAGCTGAAGCGTGACGAAGCTTCTGCTAATATTGAGGCTCTACGCGAGCGTCATGCACTTGAGATGGAACAGAAGCGGGAGCAGGCCCGTCTTGATGCGCAACTTGCCCGTGAGCGTGCCGATGACGAAGCCGCATTGGCCATCTATCGCACCGATAAGGAAGCTGAGGTCAAGGCGTATGCCATCAGCAAGAAAGCTGATACAGATGCGGCAATCGGGAAGAACCGCGAAGGTGGGGATTTGGATAAATGAACAGCTATCGAATAGATACTTGCATCATTGGATATGTCGTTTATCAAAGCGATCATCGCCAGTTGGGGCAGCAGAGCCTTTCTTGGGCATTCACAACCGCCGAAGAAGCCGCCGATAAAGTTCTTGAATTGATGAAGGCGGAGGAAGCCGCTGATGCACCTGCTTGACCGCCTCTTGGCCCGCTTCGGCTACACCCGCACCGATGCCCCCCGCGAATACACCCGCGTCAACAACGGCGCAGACGCCATTGCGCGCGGACAGCGGTGGCAGGCGTTCGCGGAAGAAGAAGGCGGGCTGTACGATATGATCGCGTCCCTGCGTGCCGATTACTTCGCCAAAGTTGGCCAGTTGAACCCCGGCGAGCGCGACAATTTGCTCGCGCTTGGCATGGCGGACAAGATCGCGCGGGAAATCGAAGGCAAGGTGCGCGCGGTCATTGATACTGGCAATATTCGTGCTAAAGAGAAGGAACATACCGAGCGCGTCGCTAATGTGGGGCGTTATCGGTAATTAGCCGCCCCACGGGGCATAGGAGTGTGAAGTGGCCCATCTGGATACAGAAGCTACCGACACCGTTGATGACCTCGACAGTGCAGCGGCAGCAATTAGCGGTTTGAACCTTGACGAGTTCGCGGATGACGCAGAGCCGCAAGGTGATGAGGATTCTGAAGACGACGGCGAGGACGATAATGACCAAGCCGACGACGACGAAGAACAGGATGACGGAGACGACGAACCGGAAACGGCCATCGACGCACCCGTCAGTCTGACGGCGGAGGAAAAGGCTGCGTTTGCCGATTTGGACCCAAAGTCCCAGCGGTATGTAGCCGACCTGGAGGCGCGTCGCGCCGTACAGGTCCAGACCGCGACCACGAAGGCAGCGGAAGCCCAGCGCACGGCGGAAGCCAGCGCAGCCCGTGCCGACGCAGAAGCCAAGGCGAAGTATGCCCAGCAGTTGAAGGCGTTCGGGGACAACCTTGCTCCCACGGCGCCCGATCCCGAACTGGCGTATACCAACCCGCAGGCTTTCATTGCCCAGCAGGCGCAGTATCAGGCTGCAAAGGCCCAGCATGACGAGTTCATGCAGCAGGTGCAGTCTCTCGGCGGAGAAGCCGAAACCGCGATGAGCGAAGCCGAGGTGGCCCAGCGCGACCGCGAACTGATGGCGATTCCCGAAGTGGCCAATGAGGCGACGCGGGAGGAGTTCTTCAGCAAGGCGATCGGCGAAGGCAAGAAACTCGGGCTGGATATGTCCCAGATCGGCCATGCGTCGGCAGGGGAACTGAAGGCGCTTCGTGAAATCGCGACGTTGCGGGAAAAGGCGGACAAGTACGATGCCGCCACAGCCCGTAACATGCAGCGCGTGCGAGACGGCAAGAAGACGAAGACCACCAAGCCCAACGCAGCCCAGCCTAGCAGCGCGGAAGGTCGGGGTTATCGTGAGTCGCGCGATCGATTGAGGCAGAGTGGCGACGTGAAGGACGCCGCTGCCGCAATTGCTCGCTTAGGTTTGTAACGGCCTACTGCGCCAACGTCGTGATGACAGTAGGCCCTCCCCAAGTGGATCAGAACAATGGCAGTTCCATCGAATACCATCCAGACCATGAGCCGGGTCGGCAACCGCGAAGACCTGTCCGACCTCATCAGCAACATCAGCCCGACCGAGACTCCGTTCGTGACCGCCATCGGTCGTGAGAAGGCCGAAGCGGTCTATACCGAGTGGCAGACGGATGCGCTGGTGTCGGCCAACCCGCAGAACAAGGCGGTGCAGGGCGATGACCTGAGCAACGAGAACCGTCCGGCAACGACCCGTCTGGGTAACTATACCCAGATTTTCACCAAGGTTGTCGGCACCTCGACCACGCAGCAGGCGGTGAAGGCCGCAGGGCGCGCTAACGAACACGCCTATCAGATCGCCAAGGCCGGCAAGGAATGGAAGCGCGATCGTGAAGCCCGGTATACCGGCAACTTCGCAGCCGTGCCGCCGTCGTCCACCGTTGCTGGTGAAGCTGCGGGCGCGCTGGCGTTCATTCGCACCAATGCCAGCCGCGGCGCCGGTGGCGTCAATCCGACGCTGTCGGGCACCACGCAGGGCTACCCGAACGCACCGGCCACCAACGGCACGCAGCGGGCCTATACCGAGGCGCTGCTGAAGGCGGCGATCGCATCGGCCTGGAACGCTGGCGGCGAACCCACGCTGGTCATCACGTCGCTTGCGCAGAAGCAGGTGGCGGCGACCTTCTCTGGTCTGGCGCAGCAGCGTCGCGAGACGGGCAACAAGCGCCTGACCATCGTGGCGGGCGCCGATGTGTACGTGTCGGACGTGGGTGAACTTCAGTTCGTACCGGACCGCTTTTGCTCCAGCCGGGATGCGCTCATCATCGATCCCGAACTGTGGGCGATCCGCACGCTTGATCCGCTCCAGAAGCGCAAGCTGGCGGTGACCGGCCTTGCCGATCGTGATGCGATGTACTCGGAGGAAACTTTGGTATGCCGTAACGACGCGGGCAACGCGGTGATCGCGGACCTCACCTGAACCCTGTAAGGCCCGTCCCGCGTTAATGGGGCGGGCCACTTTTAGGAGTTAATGACATGGGACGAACCCGCAAGGATACCACGCAGAGCGACGATAACACCGTCCTCGAAACCAACACGCAGGGCAAGGATTTGCCGGAGACGAAGGAGTCCGGTGATGTTGCACCCGGTGTGCGCGACCTCCCCCCGGCCAACCCGCTTGGCGAGCCGGTGAAGCCTGCCGACCAGTATGCCAGTCCGTCCGAGGCCGGCAAGATGGCGGCGGCGTTGGGGATCGAGACGGAGGAGACGCGCGATGTGGCGGACTACGTGGCCGGCGAAACCGTCGTGGAACATCCGCTCTCGCCCACCGACGCCAACCCGAACCCGCATGGTCAGCGGTCCAATCCGGACGCCGATCTGGTGGTGGAGACGGATGACAAGGGGCGCGAGTCGCGCGTCACCCGCGATGAGTCCGACATGGTGGAAGTCACCGGTGCCGACGACCTCCCCGCCGCCGTCCACGTGGGCGACGGGCGCACCATCGGCCGGGGTCAGTCGATGAAGGTCGACAAGGACACCGCGAAGACCCTGCGCGACAACGGGCAGGTTCGATAACATGGCTGACGAGAAGCTTCTGAGCTATGACCCGGCAACGGGCATGAAGGAATGGTTCTCGTCAGACGATGAGGGCGACACGTGGCGCATCAGGTATGAGCAAGACGTGTCGCCCTTGTTGGACGCAAACAAGGAAGCCCAGGCAGAGTCTTGGGACCGCCGCAGTGATATGTGGCACGCGGCAAGTATCCCCAATGTGGTTCTGATGGAATGGATCACCAAGCACGGCATCGAATACTTCAACCCGAACCACAAAGAAGGTGTGAAACGCCTTCTAAATTCTGATGAATACCGCTATCTTCGCGTGCGAGAATTCATCATCTAATCAAGGGACGTGACGTGGCAACTGGCATCGGCATATTCACCAGATTGCTGCCATGGCTGACGGACGGCCAGCAGGTGCCGCCGCAGGTAGACCAGCGCGGACGGTTGATCGTCAGCAGCGGCGATGACAGCGTGCTTTTCACAACTGTTGTTGACCTCGATACGGGTGGCGGCATCGTGCCGACCTATCGCGGCGTCACCAATACCTATGACAGCAGTGGCAACCTGCAGACGCAGACCGTCAAAAACGGCGGAACATGGGTGCGGACGCTGATGTATCAGAACGGCGAGGTTGCCTCCGACAGCGGATGGGTGAAGCAATAATGGTCGATTCCCTTATCCAGCCGTTCCGCCGCAACCTGAATGTGCGGCCGGTGATCGGCCCCGTCGGGCCGACGGCGAAGCCAGTTGCGGTGCCGTCGATGACTGGGCAGGGCATCACCAGTTTCATCGTGCGCAATCCCAACCCGTTCCATATGTGGTTCGCAGGCTGGCGCGGGCTGGAAACGGATATGCCCAACGTCAAGGAAAACGGGCACTATCTGCACCCCGGCGAGGCTTATCTGGGTCGCACGCAGATGCCGCAGTGGGTGGCGGCGGTAGCGGATGATGAGCCGGGTTTTCCGATCTTCACCTCCAGCGGCGGCTGGCTGTACGAGGGCAAGCGCACGCGGTTCGTGCTAATCTACGGATCGGGCGCGTAATGGCGGTCAAGGTTCCCGGATATCCACTCAAAGGCAGCATGGGGGATGCTGGCGCGCAAGGGCCAGCGGGGCCGATGGGGTTGCCTGGGGCGAAGGGCGACACCGGACCGGCGGGGCCTGTAGGGGCAGCGGGATCACAGGGGCCGAAAGGCGATACCGGGGCGCAAGGCGCAACGGGGGCAACCGGACCAAAGGGCGATACAGGTGCCCAAGGCATTCAGGGCGTCAAGGGTGATACCGGCGTAACTGGAGGGCAGGGTGCCAAAGGAGACACTGGTGCCGCTGGGGTGGTGGGATCGCAGGGCGTAAAAGGCGACACCGGGGCAACTGGCGCTAAGGGAGATATCGGATTCACCGGCGCCACCGGCCCCGCAGGCGCAACCGGGCCTAAGGGTGACACAGGCGCTACTGGTGCCACTGGCCCCACAGGACCGCAAGGCGCACCCGGTGTTGCGGGATCGAATGCCACTGCTACGCCGCTAGGATCGGCGGCGGGCACTGCGCTGGGCACGGCATCCGCAGGCTCCAGCGCTAACGCGGCGCGCGAGGACCATGTTCACCCGCTGCCTAGTGGACGGCTCCAGCTTATCGGCACCGTCACCGTAACAGAGACAACGCTGATATCGCTGGCGCTTGGTATGAAGCGGATGGCGTTGTCGCTAACTGGCGTCACGACAGTCGATCGACTGGTCTTCGTGCCTACCGGCGTGCCCACCACAGGCTGTGAGGCAGTCAACGTCTACGCCAGTGCCGCAAACCAAGTGACGGTTGCTTATTTCGTGCCTGCGCTCGGCGTTGGTGCTACGTACAGCATTCCTGTTGCAGTCTATAGGATCACGTAATGTCCATCGCGATCCCGACATATGCCCCCGGCGCCATTTCCTCTTACTCGGAACTGGTAACCGAAATCCGCGATATGATGGATGACGCAGACTATGCGCAAGACGCCATCGACCGGGCATTGCGCAAGGCGGAGGCGGAATTCAACCGCACGTTGCGCACGCCCGACATGGAGACGCGCACCGTCTTCACCATCACGGACGAGTTGACCGCACTGCCGGCTGACTTCCTGGAGATGCGATTCATCTTCGTGGAGGGGATGCCGGACCAGCCGCTGGCGTCGATGTCGCCCGCCGGGATGCTTCAGACCTATTACGGGCGTTCGGGATGCCCGGTGGCCTATACGATTGAAGGGAATTCGCTACGGGTGGGACCGGTTGGCCGTGCCGCGGTCGAGATGGTCTATTACCAGCGCATCATGGGCTTGTCGGATGCTGATGTGTCCAACTGGCTGCTGCGCAAACACCCCGACCTGTATGTGGCGGGTGTGCTGTATCATCTGGCACGGCGCGAGCGTGATGCTGATGGCATGGCGCAGGCGGCGCAGGAAGTTTCTGCGTTGACGGATGCCATCAAGAAGGCTGCACTGCAGGCGAGGTGGGGTTCGGCGCCGTTGACGCCGCGGGGGATTCAGCAGGTCCGGGGGGCCAGGGTTTAAGGTGGCCACCAAACGCCTCCCCTTTCCCGCCTACCTGCCCGACCAGCTACCGCGTGGCGTCCTCACCAGCGCCATCAACGTGCTACCGGCACAGGATGGCTATCGTCCGGTCAAGTCACTAGCGAGCATCAGCGATCCCCTGCCGGCCGCATTCCGTGGCGGCGCGGCGTTCATCTCGACCGATGGCACGACGTACCTGATCGCGGGCAGTGCGAACGGTTTGCACCGCTACAGCGGTGGCGGGTGGACCGATCTGTTTGTTGGCATGTCAGTGGTCGACCGCTGGCGGTTTGCGCAATTCGGCGATTTCGTCGTGGCGGTTAACGCCGTGGACACCAAGCAGATCAATCTCAATTCCGGTGCCGCCACCGATCTGACCGATTGCCCGCCTGCCAATGGCGTGGCGGTGGTCGGGGATTACGTCGTCATCACACAGGCCGGCGGCAATAAACTGCTCGTGCAGTGGTCCGGCTTCAACGATCACACCAAGTGGACTGCGGGCGAAGATCAATCCGGGTTCCAGCCGATGTTGACCGGCGGTGAGATCAAGGGCATTGCCGGCGGGGAATATGGCGTCATCCTCCAGCGGTTCCGGCTGGTCCGCATGGAAAGGACCGGAGACGATGAAGCGCCTTTTAGTTTTGACGAGATTACGCCTAATTTCGGCTGCGCTTCGTCGGGTTCGATCGCACAGGCAGGCCGAACGATCTTCTTCCTGTCCGATCGCGGCTTTATGGCGCTGGAAGACGGGCAAGCGCTGAAGCCGCTGGGTAACGAGAAATTCGACCAGTCTTTTCGGGATTCGGTGTCGCCGGAGGATTACGAGAAGATTTGGGCGGCGATTGATCCCAAGCGCTCGCTGGTATTCTGGGGCGTGCCGGGTACGCCTGGGCGCATCTGGGTCTATAATTGGGTCATCGACCGCGCCAGCACGATCGAAATCCCATTCCTGGGGCTGTTCGCAGGCTATGAGAGCAGCTTGTCACTGGAAGGCGTGGCGGAGCTGTACCCCGACATTGATACGATGCCCTATTCGCTGGACGACCCACGCTTTCAGGGCGGTGATCCGCGCCTGTACGTGGTGGACCGGCAGTCCCGTATCGGCGCGCTGTCGGGACCTAACCTGCCGGCGACGCTGACGATGGGCTGGCAGGCACTGGCTGATCCATTGGTGGCGCGGCTGCGATCGATAACGCCGATGTCGGACGCGATCGGGGGCGTGACGATCACAGTGGACGCACGACAGCAAATGGGCGGGCCGCTGGATATCTCCACATCCACGGGTGTCATGCAGCAGAGCGGGCGCGTGCCGCTTAGGGCGCGGGGGAAGTATATGGCGATCACCACCAGCATCGCGGCGGGCACGCGGTGGAGTTATGCACAGGGGCTGGATGTGGATTATGATGTGGGAGGTGCGCGGTGAGGCTCATCCCCGTCGATAGCCAGCGGCAGGACTGGCCCCGTCTGGTGGCGAACGGCATCAATGAGTTGCAGAAGACACGGCGCGGCGAGGTGCGGTTTGAAGGCGGGCGCCTCCAATATTGGGACGGCGCGACATGGCAGGACGTGCCATGAGGTTAACCGCCCGCGATAGAGAGCGGTTGGAGCCTGCGGCACGCGCCGCCGGGTATTCCCTTGATACGCTGGATGCCGACCTAGCGGCAGGCAGGGCGATGCTTTGGCACGTAGGCGGCGTTACCATTACCAGCGAAGTTGACGAAGAAGACGTATGCGACATCCGCCTCGCTGGCGGGAAAATGACCTTCCCGGACATGCGCGAATTGGAACGGGTGGTGACTACATCGCCCTTTCATGTTGGCGTTGTTAAGTATAGGATATGGGGACGTAAAGGGTGGCGTCGGGTGTACCCTCACTGGAATTTTTGCGGTATGGAAGACGGTTTGGCGGTCTTGGAGCGTGACGCATGAAGAACAAGTCAAAATCCTCCACGAAGCCCGTCTACAGTGCGGCGGTCGAAGGCGCGGCCAACAACGTTACCAGCGCATTTAACGCAGCGCAGCCCGGTATCACCAGCACGGCGAACGCGCTTGGCAGCGCGGTTCCCGATTTGCTGGCACAATACAACAGCGGTAACCCCGGCGTTAAATCGGCAATGGCGTATAATCAGGATGTCACATCCGGTAAGTACCTGGACGCGGGCAACCCCTACCTTCAAGCGCAGATCGACGCGACGGGTTCGGGGGTGCGCAACGGGTTGGCAGCATCGCTTGGCACTCGCGGCCTAACCGGCGGCTCGGCATTTGCTGATATTATCTCCAGCAATCTCGCCAAGAACGAGAACAACCTTCGTTACACCGATTACAGCAACGAGCGGAACCGTATGGATGCAGCGGCAAGTGCAGCGGGCGGCATCGCGGCCGGCCAGTATCAGCCGCTGTCCGTTATCCAAAGCATCTTGCAGGCGCAGCAGGCGCCTATTCAGGCAGCGGCGGGCGCGGGTTCGTCGATCGGCGGGCTGCTCGGCCAGTACACCAACGGTACACAGACGCAGAGCATGGGGTTGGGTTCGCTAACCGGCCAGCTTGGCGGCGGTGCGCTTAGCGGCTGGGCAGCGGGAGGCTTCAGGTAATGGCGATCTTCTCCAAGGGTCGGGGGCTGTTCGGCGCACCGATGAGTGCGGACATGGGAGCATCCCCCAATGCCGCGCCGATCCAGCGCGAAGCCACCATGCCGACATACAAGAAGCCGTCTACGGCACAATTCGTTGCCGGTGCGGTTGGCGATGCGCTCCAGAATTGGAGCGGTGGCAAGGGCACGTTTCTGCCGGGCCTGCAACGGCAACAGGAACTAGGCCAACAGCAGGCATTGTATAACCAGCGTCGCGCCGATGATTACACCGATTGGGAGCGCAAGCAGCAATATGCGGCGGCGCATCCAGATGCGGCTAAGGACGATGTTTTCGCCCGTACGCTAATTGGTGCGGGAATTGATCCTGCATCGCCGCAAGGTCGAATGCTATACAGCCAGCGAGCGCAATCACTGGCTAACCCCGCACAATTCATCCCGGACGGCGCTGGCGGTGGCCAATATGTGCGACCTAATGCAACCATGATGCCGCCCACCGCCCCCATCGGCAAGCTGACCCCGCTAGGCGCTGGAGGTGCCACCCCGCAAGGGGCGCGTCCCTTTCGCTGACCCTTTGCGCGCTCCAGGCGTCATGACCAGCGGCAGGCGCACACCGGAAGGCAACCGGCTGGTAGGTGGCGCGCGTAACAGCCATCACCTGACCGGCGACGGCGTTGACTATGCCGGCACGACGGTAGAGGCGCTGCGCAAGTATTTTGGGCCGGGTGCGCGTTTTCTGGATGAGGGCGATCATATCCACACGACGTTGCCTGGTTACGGCAAGATTCCATTTTTCGGCAAGCGCGGCACTACAGGGATGAAGCGTTGATGGCACAGCAGCAGGCACGCGACGAGGCCGGGAATATCTGGAACATTGACGAAGCGGGCAATCCGGTGTCGCTGGCATCGGCCGCGGGCGTTGGGGGTGGATCGGATTACGTCGCGCCGAACCCGGTGCAGGCGGCGCGGCAGTCTGTGGACCTGTCGGGCGCGCAAGTCGGGGTGCAGCGTACGCGGCAGCAGATGGCCATGGATGCCTACAGGCTGGCCGTGGCACCGCAAGCAACCGCTGCCGAACTGGAGGCGCAGCAACTTGCCAATGCCAAGGCGAGGCGTGATCTGACTGCGCCGGTGGAAGCCAAGCAGAATATTACCGATCGATCGACCAAGCTACGGCAGCTTGCGCGGCAGATCAACCGCACGCAGGCGCTCTACAACACCAGCATCGGCACCACAAAGGGCATCGCTGGGTTGCAGGACTACCTTCCCACGGACGCCAACGCGCGGTTCGACGTGGCGGGCGGCGCGCTTGCTGAACAAGGGCTTGCCGCCTTCCGTACGCCGGGCACCGGTGAAGTATCGAACCGTGATGCGGTGATGTTCGAAAGGGCCAATCTGCCAACCGCATCCACCCGTGATGCGGCGGTAGACGAACAGCTTCGCGGCGTCCGCGCCCGTGTCGATGAAGCGCTAAAGGCACTAGGCCAGCCCGCCGTCAACTGGACCGCCAGCATTGACGGCGCATCCCGCGACGATCAGCAAGTAGCATCCGGCGGCGGCGGCAACAGCAACCCCCAGCAGCCGGGCGGGCGTCCGCCGGGGTATGACGTAGCGAGCGTTGGTGGCGGTATTTCTGGCGGCGGTGGGGGCGGTTCTTTCGCCAGTGCGGCGGGCGTCGCCATGGCGCAGAAGATGAAGGCGGTTTACAACCGCGGTGGCGGCGTCCGTGAGATCAACCAGCTATTGCAGGACAATGGTTTCCAGCCGCTGACCGATCCCGGCGCCATTGCTGCGATCCAGAAGCGCGGTCCGATCAGCTTCGCACCGCCGGCAGCGGATGATACGCGCGGTACGGTAGGGCGTGCTTTGGGGGCCGCGGCGGATAGCGGGTTCGGCTCCTATGCGATCGGCGCAGCGGATGCGTTGACGGCTGGCAATCTCGACTCGCTTGCGGGGGGGCAAGCGGGATTGGCGATCGACTATGCGCGTCAGAACAACCCCGGCGCGTCGCTGCTTGGCACTGTGACGGGTGGCGCCCTGGCGGCTGGTGGCGCGGAACTCGGGCTGGCACGTGCCGGGCTTGGCGCTGGTGCCGCGGCGCTTGGCGGTGATGCGCTGTACGGCGCGGCTTATGGCGCTGGTTCGGCGGATGATGGTTCGCGGCTGCTCGGGGCAGCGGCTGGCGGCGCTGGCGGGCTGCTCGGCGGCATTGGCGGGCGGGCTGCGGCGCGTGGCGCTGGTAGCCTGCTGGGGGGCGTCCAGAATGCCGAAGCGCAGGGGCTGCGTGCGGCCGGCGTGCCGCTGACGGCGGGTCAGGCGGCAGGTGGTGTACTAAAAGGTGTGGAGGACCGGCTGTCCGGCCTGCCTGTCGTGGGCGATATCGTGAACGCGCGCCATCTGGAAGGTTTTCAGGGTTTCAATCGCGCGGCGTTCGATGAGAGCTTGGCGGACATTGGCGAAAGCACGGGCGGCGTTATCCGGGAGCAAGGCATTGACCTTGCGCAGGATGCGACCAAGCGTGGATATGGCAGGGCGCTGGACGACGTAAACGTGACGCCAGACCCGCAATTCCGCCCCGCATACGATGCGGCGGTGGCAACTGGCTCGGCTGTTCCCCGCGTTGGTCCCGAATTTTCGGCATATGAGCGGGCCAACATGGCCCCGCTGGTCGACCAATCATCGTTTAATGGCGCGACGATTCAAGACTTCATTCAACAGACGCGTGGCGCTGATTTTGGCAGTGACGCCATGGGCGATCTGGTGGGCCGTTCGGTGGCGGGCGCCGAAGACGCTATGCGCGGCTTAGTCGGCCGTCAGGCACCTGATGTGCTACCAGCGCTTGGCCGTGCGGATAGCAGTTATCGCAAGGTGCAGGTGCTACGAGACGCTGTTAACCGCGCCCGCAATGGCACGGGGGCAGGCGAAACCGGCGTGTTTACGCCAGCGCAGCTATCTACAGCAGCCGCTGCCAACGCCAAGAAGTTCGGCAACAGCCAAGGCACGACCCGCCAGCCGTTCTTTGACCTGACCCGCGCCGGACAGGCGGTATTGCCCAACAGCGTGCCGGACAGCGGCACGGCGGGGCGCGCTGTGGTCGCGGGCGGGCTGGGGCTGGCGGGCCTTGGAGGCGGCGCTGGATATGCCGCTGGTGATACCGGCGCGGGCGCGGGCGTCGGATTGGGCGCGGCGGGGTTGCTTGCCCTTGGCGGCTCCCGCGCAGGCCAGCGGGCGCTAACGGCTGCGCTGCTCGATCGTCCGGATGTGCTGGTCAAAGCGGGCCGTGGGATACAGAACCGGGCGCGTATCGGGGGGCTGTTCGGTGCGCCGCTGCTTGCCGGCACCGTGCCGTTGCTTGCGCAATGACACCTGATGAAACGTCTCAAAGATGATGCCTTTTAGCGCAATACCAAGTATGATGCCCCACATGGCCGTAATATAGCAGAAGGTCGCGACAATGCCTAGCGCAACGGAATTCTCTACCACGCCTGCTGTCAACGTGACCATTGGCGGCATCAACGTCGGTGAGGACTGTTCGCCCGGCGGTATCAACGATGCGATCCGGTATATCGCGGCGGTGATGCGCGATACTTTCGACCGCATTCCCGCAACCGGCGCCTATGTGCCCACGACCGGCGGCACCTTCACCGGCGATATCCTGCGGCAGGGACGCGGCGCTTTCCTTCATCATGCCGGGTCAGCGCAGACCAACGGTCAGGTGTATTTTCTGCCTGAAGGCTCGCCAAGGCCAGCAGCGGCCGAAGGCGCCGTTGTATTCTATTATTCCTGATGGACGCTTTCATCTCAGGCGGGTGGCGAACCCCGGCACGCGGCGAAGTGCTGCTGGGCGGCGCATGGCGTCGTATCAGTCGCGCCGAAGTGTACCGGGGTGGCGCATGGCGTCCTTGCCTGTCGTTCGTGCCGCCGTTGGCGTTGGACGTGACGCCCTTCGTGGAAGGCGGCGCGCGTTCGCAAACGGCTCGCCCCGCCACCGTCACCAGTAGCCCCGCCACTGCCACTCCCCTTGGCGGTACTGGTCCGTATAGTTACGTCTGGACGATAAACGGCGGCGCGTTCGTGACCGCGCCCAACATGGCCAGTACCCAATTCAGGGCCACAATCCCTGCCGGCGGTGAACTGAACGGCACCGCTACAGTAGTCTGCACGGATGCGTTCGGCAGCACCGCCAGTGGACAAACGCAGTATTCTCTCTACAACCAAAGCGGCAATTTCCCGGAGCAATAGGTCGATGCACCATTATTTCGAGGCCATCACCAACAAGAGCGGCGATAGCCTGCCGGGATATTTTGCGCGCGTGGTCGATCCCGCGACGCAGAACACGGTAACGCTTGCGGCAGACAACAACGGCACGCCGATCGTCACCACCTCTGGCGTGGAGAACGCGGCCAAGACGGACGAGAACGGCAACGTCAGTTTCTACGTGGTGCCGGGCACCTATCACCTCGATATCTATGCGCAGAACGCCACCAGCTTCATCATGCGGGTGTCGAACGTCGCGATGAACTCGGGGCAGGGGCCGCAGGGGGAACCTGGGCCGGAAGGGTCGCCTGGCAACGGGTTGGCTGATACGTTCACGCAGGCCGGCTCTGGCGCCGTAGAGCGCACCGGCGCCGCAAAGCTTAAGGATGTGGTCACGCTGCGTGACTACGGCGCAAAAGGCGATGGCGTCACCAATGATGCGATTGCATTTATCAACGCCTTGGCCGCTGCCGAATGCGTCCAAGGCTCGCCGGGCGACGTATATTACATCAGCGACCCGGTTACGATGCCGGCGGGCCGATCGCTGATCGGCAATGGCGGCACCATTTCGTCGGCGCCCGGCATCATCGGTGCTATCCGAATGTCCAATAGTCGTTGCGAAGTGCGCGGGTGGACGCTGAAGGGGAACAGCGCCGGTTCCGGGTTCGTGGTGTTGAATACCGGGCAGTTCAATGACTTTAACGACAATCTGTGCATTGGCGACATCGGGCACTATTTCTTCTCGACCGGAGCATCGAACGTTCGTGCAACCGGTAACCGTGTCGAAGGGCTGACGGCAACCACAGAAATTACTGCTGCCATCGCCTGCGAGGCCTGCAAGCGTGTGCTGATCGCCAACAACGAGTTTGATAATATCCTGCAAGGCTGGGGCGTCCACGTCCGCAATCAGGGTGCAAACTTGTCCGAAAGCGTGACTGTCGCTAACAACCAGTTTAAAAGCACGCAGTATTCAGACCTGAAAACTGCAACCGGTGGACAGACGGTGTTCACCTTCACGCTGGGCGCAACGGTGTTGTTCGACATCACCAAGAACGAGCCGAAGGTACGTATTCAGGTCAACGGCAAGCCGGTGTCTCCTGTGCGGCCTGACGGCACCGTGGTTTATACCGTCGCCAAGGCAGCGAACACTAACAACTACACTATCACGTTTACCGTCGGTCGAACTGCTGGCGAGCAGATCAAGCTGATTGGTTACCGCGGCGCTGAGAATATCCAGATCAACGGCGGCACTAAATACTATGTCGTGACCGGCAACATGGTGGATGGCACCGCAGATACCGGCATTATCGCGCTGGGGCCATACGGCGTCGTTGCCAACAACAACGTACGTAACTGCGGCTACACTGGCATCGCCGTCTATGGCGACGTGAATTACATGATGGTATCGGACAATATTGTCGCCGACTGCTCGCAGATGGACGACGGCTTTAGCAGCCCTGATGACTACCGAGTTCCTTCCGTGTTCGCTGGCGGCATCTTTGCGGGTGGTGAGAACGCCGTATATAGCGGAAATCTCATCATCAACGACAGCGGGACGATGCGTTATGCATTCTTCAGCAACAAGTTCGCGACGCCAAGACTGGATGGCAGTGCTTCGTTGACGTTCCATGATAACGCTTTTGTCGGCGCATTCCCGGATGGACGCTATTTCCTGCCTAATCAAACCACCGGGATGCGCATGAACTCAATTGATGTCGATGGAGCGCCTGTGGCGTACCCGGCGCAGATCGATATTGAAACGGCTTGGGTGGAACGCGCCCCCGCTGGTTCGGGGATTTTCGATCCTCCCTCTACGACATACTGGACATCAGGGGGCACCAGCGGAGTGCGCGCGGTTCGCAACACCTCCGTTACGCATGACGGCGGGCCATCAATTCAAACCGTGGCCGGTGAATATCTGGAGTTCACAGCAACCAGGATTGGAATGCTGCGTGATTGCATCATCACGTTGCAATTCTGGGCGCGAAACGTCGGCGGCAACAGCTATGTGCAGGCGGTGACCCAGCTTGCCGGCATTGAAAGCCCGATTGTCGTGCCAATCACTGACCCGGCATGGAAACTGTATACAGTCCGGCTTCCGTTCACCAATGACCTTGATGCGGTGTTTAAAGTAAGGATCGGCGCCAACATTGGCAGCGCCAATGTGCAGAACATTCAGATTTCGGGGCGGCGTTTGTAATGCTGCCGCCAATTCCGGTACAGGAATGCGTGCTGGCGCTACCAGCGGAATGTGAGGAGTAAAGACATGGACGACCAGCACGGCCCCCCGCCGACCCCGACGCCAACCCCGACCCCTACACCTCCTACGCAGGACCCTCCCCCCAAGTGACACACCCTGAGTACATCTATTGGGCGGCAGTAGCCTTGATCGCATGGCCTGCGTCCATGTTCAGTAGGTGTGCCGGGATTCTTGCGGTGGCGTGGGCGGTTGGACAAATTGCCTACGTCATCGGCTTGCCTGAGCCACTATCTCAGGTAGTCATATACATAATAGCCGGGTTGTTGACGCTAAAGCACCGTCGCGAGTTTCCGTGTCTCATAGTGGCGGCGTTTTACCTGCCGCTAGCAATCATGTCAGCCGCCACGCATGTCGACCCCGATCTGATTTGGTGGGGGATTTTTTGGACTGCGATGGCACAGGTGCTGGTGGTGCCTTTCACAGTCCATTGGGCGGAAGTTCGCGAGGTCCGTCATGCATTGAAAGATAGACGGAATTTCGATAATAACCTGTTTAGGTTGTTCCGTGCTGTCCTTCCTTAACCTTACAGCCGCAACGGCCCCCATGGTCAACGTCGGCTGGACGCCGGCCGCAACAATGGGTCTTATCACCAACGTGATTGTAGCCTGCGTCGGCGGCGGCGGGATCAAGGTATGGGCCAACCATCTTCTGGCCATGCGCAAGATTGCGAACGAGCGCGCTGTTCAGGTGGATGCGCGCGGCGACACGCAAAACGAAAAACTAGCTGGCCGCGTGACTGAGTTGGAAAAAGCTTTATCTGATGAGCGCCGCGAATGCGATAGGCAGCTTGCGGAAATGCGCGGCGAGTTACGTGAAATGCAGACGAAAGTTGAGGGCTTTATGCGCCAGCTTATCGCGTTTCAAACTTCGGAAGCCCGTGCTATGCCTTTATCCGCGCACATGACTAGGGCAATGGGGTCTTTGGACAACATACAGGGTAGGGGCGAGCCGGAATGATGACTCCTCACGCATTCGCCAAGCAGTTCATCACGCGCTGGGAGAACGGCAACCAGACCGATCCCAAGAAGACGCATTCCATGGACCCCGTAGATAATGGCAACTGGACCGGCGGCAAGCAGAACGTAGGCGCGCTGGTCGGGTCCAACCACGGCGTCACAGCGGCGGCACTGGCGGAGCATCGCGGCGTCAAGGCATACGATATCACGCGCGCCGTCATGGCTGCGCTGACGCTGGATGAAGCCGCAGATATCGCGTTGGCGCTCTACTACAAGCGCCCGAAGCTGGACTTGCTGCCGTGGAACCGCGTCACCGCGTCCATCTTCGACATGGGGTGGGGCACCGGTCCGGCGCAGGCCGTTAAGCTGCTACAGCGGTTGATCGGCACCGACGATAACGGACGCATGGGGCCGGCTACCGCCGCTGCCTACAAGCGTTTCGTGGAGACGCAGGGCGAGGCGTTCGCGGCTGGTGCGTGGTGGCTGACTCGCAATAACTTCTATGACCTGATTATCTCCAACAGGCCCGCCAACGCCCGGTACGAGAACGGATGGAAGAATCGTTCGCGGTATTTCACGCCGGGCGATGGTGAAGGCTGGTGGGGAAGGTTTGAGGCGTGAACGACACCCACAACCTAATCGCTTTCCTGTCGGTGGTGTCCGCGATCGTCGCGCTGGCCTTGATCGGTGGCACCGGCAGCGACCTCGCCATCATGACCGGCCTTATCGGCGTGCTGGGCACCTTCCGGCCGCGCGAGCGCGCCAAGGCCGAACCCGCCGGCACGCCCGGCGATCCTGTTTCCGTGGAGGAAGTGAAGCCATGAAATTCGGTAACATCCTGAAACTGGCTGTGAAGGTCGTGAAAGCCAACCCCTCGCTGGTCATCAGCGCGGTTACCGCTATCGGCCCGATTGTGAAGGCGGTAAAGGCGGAAGCCAAGAAGCCGAAGGTGTAACGACATGAGCGACATTACCGATATCGTCAGCGCCATGGGTGGCTATCAAGCCGCCACGCCGCAGGACAAGACGGCGCTGGAGGCGGTGCTGGGGAGTCGGGGTGGGCGGCAGCGGAGCGGTAATGGCGGTGGCGCAGATAGCGGAACCTGGGGCGGCAGCGGTACTTGGGGCGGCGGAGGAACATGGGGTGGCGGAACAAACCCGACACCGCAACCTGCCCTAGTATCCGTGACTGGCCCCGCCACGATCACTGAAGGCAACCCATCCACCGCGTCAGTCGCGGCCACTGGTCCGGCTACCATTACGGAAGGCAACTGAAATGACCGCAGCCCCTTATACCTTCACCCTCTCCGCCGCGCAGTCGTCTGCTACCTCAATGGTCGTCGCTATGCGCGCCAAGATTGGATCGTCCATCCCCGGCACAGCGGCGCGGTGGCAGGGTGGCGTGATGCCGCAGGCAACGCTCAACTTCGCTGCCGGCGTCACCACCGCAACGGTGACGGTGAACACCGCCCCCAATGCCACTGTTGACGGCAACGCCGAATATGAGTGGTACAAGGTGTCGTCCACGCCCTCGGACCTCTCGCTGGACACCTCCGGCCTTCCGACCGTCACTATTGTCGATGATGATACGTCTGGTGGCGGCGGCCCGACCGTCACCTACGTCTACGGTCCGGTAGATGGCGGCGCCGATAGCGGCACGATCAATATCCAGTCTACCCGGCAACAGTGCGGTCGGACGTGGCGATCGGGGGCGCAGCGCTGGAAGGTCGTGCTTGGTCAGACCGCAGACGGTAATGGCCGCACTGGCCTGCAAATTCTGTTCAAGGATGATGCCGGAGCGCTGGATTATTTTCCAGTTGTCGAAACTCAAGCAGTTAATGCTAATACCGTAACCGTGGCATACACTGGTGCAGCGCCTTCAGCATCCGAGCCATTCACTTATATAGTCAGCGATGCAACCAGCATTCGCTACTACTGTGCGACGACGCAAGCCGGCGCCAATTCTCGTTTGCTGGCGACCATTCCTTATTCTATTTGGGATAATGCCACTTTCTGGGGCAGCCAAGCTGCAGCCGATCGCGTGCCCAGCACCTATGCACAGTCAAACGCCGAAGCTGTCGTGGCAAACGGCATTTATGCCGCCCGTCTCGGCGCGATCCAGTAAAAGGGGTATATTCTATGTCGATTACCGCACCGATTATTGGTGAGCAGTTCTCTGCCGCCGCGCCAAAAGTCACCAACTCGCTAATCACGCTTGACGCTCGATCCGACCTTTACGCCGGCTCGTCAAAGCGGGCGCTGGTCGCGGGCATCGGGGACAGCATCATCGGTTATCTGCTCGGCAATCAGGGAGACGGCTACAACCTCGGCGCCGCTAGCCCGTTCTTTGAGGTAGTGTCCGGTCACTACAACGCCGATATCGAGATCAACAGCCTACAGTATGGTTTCGGTGCGGCTGGTAGGCGGTCTGACTACATTCTCGCCAATATGGTCCCGGCAATGCGGGATTATCTTGCCGCGGGTAATCGCGTTCCCGACATCACGATTGTCAGCGCTGGTCAGAATGATGGTGTTCTTCGCCTAGATATTGCTGATTCTGCATTCAGCAACATCACTGCCATCGCCAGTGCCGTTCGGGATATGGGCGTACAGAATGTCATCGTCATGGGCGTGTTGCCCGATCCCAAGATTACCGGCGCTAGCCGTCCATATGCCCTAGATTACTTGAACCGTCGCCTGATGCGATGGGCCGCTGAAACGCCGGGCATGATCCCGTTCGAAGTGTTGTCGCTGGTCAAGGACGTTAGCGGTGCGCCGGAAGCGCTCGGCGCGTCTGCGGTATGGTGGCGCAAGGGTGTCGACGCAGCGGGCAACGTTATCGCGCGGTCAGGCAGTCAAGAGCAGGATGGGCTTGGCGGCATTGGCTCGACCGCCGTCGACAACGAGCATCCGGCGATGATGTTCTCGCGGCTGGCCGCGCCGCGGCTGGAGCCGATTCTCCGGCGGCTTGTGCCCGAATATCAGATGCCAAACCTCACGGCCGTGCCGTGGAGTAACGCCAATAATCCGTGGGGCAATTACCTCGGACTTGCTGGTCTCAACATGGGAACCGGCGGCACTGTCAACGGCACCGCCAGTGCTGATGTCCCGGCGAATTGGGCATTGGCGTACAACACCACAGCAGCCGCAGGGCTGACGTTGACGCCGTACATCCGTGTTGATGCCAATGGCCTTCGACGGCAGGGATTGACGTTCAGCGGACGGCCAACTGGTGTTGTAGTCGTGACCCGTACGTTCTCAACGTCAGCAGCCGCAACTATTGGTCAATATGCCCTAACCGGTATGCAGGAGCGCATTGGTGTACGTGGTATGTCCGGGTATACTTTGAACGGGGGCGGCATAAATGCAGGTACAGCAACTTCTTTGACCGATATTGTCCCCGGGACCGTAAGTGACGTTCGGGTCGTGCGGGGTCTACGGCCAGTCGGCTTCTCGAACGACTTCTCTGGCAAGACATTCACATGGTCGCATGGCTTTGCCGCCGGGGTCGAGGTGGAGGGGCAGGTCGAGTTCTGGAACACCGCCTTCACTCGTGAGGTATGACAATGCGCAAGATGGGCATTCTGCTGATCGCGGCTTTATCATTGATCGCGACGCCGGCTGCGGCGCAGTCCGTCACCGGCTGTGGCACGGTGGCGATTCCCAAGACGCAAACTAGTGACGCGGACAAGCTGAAGGCCGGCGCCGACTGTTTCGCAAAAGCTGAAGCTGTGGCTGCAAGCGCCAAGCAGGCGCGTCTTGACCGTGCGGCTACGCTGGCACCGCGCATGAAGCTTGGCATCAATGTCGCCGGCATCGCCTACTGGTCGGCAGAGCAGACGTTCGCCAATCAGGCCGCGATCCTCGAATGGCGCGATCCCAACGGTGGCTGGGGCTACGTTGCGGCGGATCGTCTGCGGGGCGGCGTGCCCGCCACGATTAAGACCGGTCGTGGCCTGCTCGCCTTCCTGACGCCTCCCGCCGCTGCCTTCCGCGGTGAAGGCCCGACCACCCGCTGCACCTGGGCCGGCAAGGGATCGGTATCGATCGCCAGTGCCGGCCGGATCGTCAGCAGTGCGGCCCGCACGATCACCTTCGAATGGCCAAAGACCAAGACGCCGATGCAGACAGTGACGGTTAATCTTGACGCCACGGACGCCAGCGATCCGATCCGCAATATTGACTGTCGCGAGCCGGCGGAGAAGGGTGTCTTTGCGGCACAGTTGCTGAACTACCTAAAGCCATACAGTGTCCTGCGCTTCCTCGACTGGACGACTGCCAACGGCAATCCGAAGTCGGTCACTTGGGCGACGCGGGGCACGGCCGGGGTCAATGCAACCGGCGGCAGCGATGGGACCGCGCTGGAATATCAGATTGGACTGGCGAATGCCGTCGGTGCTTCGCCATGGCTGACGCTGCCATGGAATGCCGATGACGATTATCACCGCCGCGCCGCTGCGCTGGTCAAGGCCGGTATACCCGCCGGACGGCAAGTCTATGTCGAGGTAGCGAACGAGGTCTGGAACTGGCAGTTCGGTGCGGCACAGCAGTCCAGGGACGAAGGCGTTGCCGCGGGGCTGGCCGACACGCCGTTCCAGGCGGGCCTGCACCGTTACGCGCAGAAGACCAGCCAGGTCATGAAGATCTGGGCGGAGGTGTTCGCCGATCGACCCGGCCAGCTGGTGCGGGTGGCCGCCACGCAGAATGACAATCCGTGGACCGCGGAGGTCGTGCTGGCTTTCCCCGGTCTGGCCGCGAGCGTCGACGCGCTGGCTACAGCCCCCTACTTCGGTCATGGCTTCTTCGACGCCAACCCAAGCGAGACGGACGTGGCCAAGCTGATGGGTACGCTGGCGGGCTATGCCAAGGGCGTCGTGTCGGGACCGGTCAGCCAGAACGCCGCCATCGCGAAGAAGTACGGCAAGCGGTTCATCACCTACGAGGCGGGGCAGCACGTCGTCGGGCCGGACCGCCTGCCGCTGGTCACGCAGATGCAGCGGTCGCCCCTGATGGAGCCGATCTATCGCACCTTCATCGCGGACATGGCGGGCAAGACCGACCTATTGACGCTCTACGCCGCAACCGGGCCGATCAGCCAGTACGGTGCATGGGGCCTGCGGGAATATGCCGGCCAGCCAATCGCGGAGACGCCTAAGCTGCGGGGGGTGGTGGGTAAGTGACGCCTTACGACACGTCAAGCGGGCCACCCTCTACCCCGAGGGCACTAGCGAAGGGCTTGCACCCAGTCAGGGATTCGAACCCTGTCTTTCACCACGATCTCGGCCAACGAGCGGGAGTCGAACCCGCCTGCCTCTGAAACTCGGTGCGTGTTATTCTGACCGCCAGCGCCCCAGCTACACGCGGTTCACGCGCCTACCTGACCTCCTATCCGGTCAGTGAAGATGCTGCTAATGTCAGGTCTTCGGCGTGGCACCTGTCTTAGCCACATCACCTGCTGGGGTTTAAACGGACTCCCTACCGAACGCTTGCGCGCCGCAGCCCCACTTGCATACCCGATTCGCCCCGCCGCCACAACCATCCGCTTGCCTGTCAAGGTGAAATGTGGCAGGGAATGTGGGCTGCGAGCGACGCAAAGAACTACGTGCGGGAGCGCTTGTCCGCTGGGTGGAGTAGAAGCCATCCCCGACCGGACTAAGGACCGGTCAGCAGCATTGACGCTGCCGGCCTATGCTGGCGGGAAGTGACGAGGATTAGATGCCGGCCGCGGGCGTAACCAGCCTCAAGCGATCACCGGAACCTCCTACGGCAGCGTCACCGCACCCAAGGCCCCGCACCCAAGGCCCCGCACTCAAATCCCCCGCCATCCATCGCCTTGCCCGCTCCCGGAAAGCCTCGCGCACCTCGACCGGCTCGGTTTCCCATACCCCGGATCGGCGCATACCCGCGGGCCACTGATGGGGCGGTGTCCTGACGTACAGCTGCTCGGCGAAATCCTCAGTCAGGGGGTGTCCGCTGTCGGGGATTTGCTGGTAGCGGGTCAGGAGCATCCCTCAAGGGTAGCATTGATCCGCGAAAGCACGAAGGGGTCAGGCGTCGTCCTGCTGACCGGCTTCCCACAGCGCAAGCAGGACGACGGCCAGCATCGAAAAGGCGGTGACAGCCGCTGCGGTCCAGCCAAGCCAGTGCTGCACGATTAACAGCCACACATAGGCCCCAATGCCGATCAGCCAGCCAATCACCTCCCCATCCCCTTATCCGATGGCTCAAGGGCGGCGCGGGCAATCTTCTCCATAGCCTCGATTATCGCCAAAGCGGACACGACGATCGCCATCGCAGTCCAATTCTTGTGAAAGGCGGACAGGACGGTCAGCGTGGCCATGAACCAGTAGAGGGATTTGAGTGGCCCCACGAAGCCGATAGGGGCTTGCTTCCTCGCCACCAGCGCGGCGTCGTCGGGGGGCTGGGTCATGCGGGCTGGTCCTGAAAGCTGAACAGGTAGCGGCTGTACTGCTGGGGCGGGATCGGCCCGCAATCGCTGTGGACGGCAATGCAGGCCATCATGATCGGACTGGTAAGCCCGACGTACGCGATGCCAAGCGGATTGAGTGGTGGGATGGTCGCCTTCATCGCGAAGCCAGCCACGCCAGCCCACAGCAGATATGAAGCCGCAAAGCCTTTCCAGAATTTCGTCATCGTCTATCTCTCACACAGGAGGATGGAGGGGGAAGGTTCATGACCGTCGCGACCGCCCGAAGCTGAAACAGCACCTTCACGCGCGCCAGTTCGGACAGCAGTTGCGCCGTATCGCTCCCCTCCCCCATCCGTGGGGGATCATTCAGGGGGCGGGTCACCACGGCCGGATCGTCTCGGTGCAGCCGCGGGGGGTGCAGTGCATCGGTCCGATCGGCAGCTTCGGCTTGGCCGCTTCGGCGGTGATCGGCGTTAACAGCAGTGCCAGGGTGATGATCTTCTTCATGTGGTATTCCTTTCGTAGATTGGCACTACCCACCAGCGCGTCGTCCACCATCGCCTCAGTCATGGGAATTTCCTTGGATGTGGGCGCGCTCGAAATGAAAGACGACCGGCGCGTCACGGACCGCGATCACCCCGAATCGCTCGCCGGCACGAAAGGTGGAAGTCTGCTTGCGGACGATCTCGGCGGACCGGGCGATGTATGTCCGCCAACCCTCCAAGGTGTAGCCGCCCTTGTGCAGGTTACAGGGTGCGCAGGCGGGCATCATATTGCCGACGACGTTGCGCTCGGGCTTGTAGAAGCCCCTTTCCTCCGGCGGCAGCGGCTGTGACCATGGATCGCGCGTCTTGTGCCCGACCGGCTCGACATGGTCCGCGTGCATGGCCTTGCCCAGATCGCAGCCGCAATAAGCACAACGACCGTTAAACATCGCCCGCAACGCCTCGCGCTGCTTCTTCGTGTTCCGCCACTCCACATCGGTCATGATTGCCCTCCATCGCCGGGCTGGGTGGCGAGGGCGTCAGCAGCTTCCCGCATCAGCTTGGCGGCACGGTCCATCGCGCCAATCAAGACGGCCACGTCGCGCGGCATCTCGACCTTTTCCATGGTCCGCACGTCAATGCGCTTGCGATGCCCGTCCACGCTGTCCGACAGTAGGAACGCCTCGCCCCGCAGTTTGCCCGCCAGATACTCGTGAGTGCCCTCTACCGGGAACGGGAAGTTCTCCCTCGCCCCATCGCTGCCGATCCCCGCATCCGGTGGCGTCTGTGGGGGTGCTTTGGGGGTGTAGGCGATGATGTCGGCGCCGGGGTGAGACGCGAGGTGCAACCAGACATTGCCCGTCACCGGCGTTCCCGTCATTTCGCCATTGCGCCGCATGACGGGCTTGCCGTGATCCACGTCACGTGGCGGGCCGTATCGGCCATCCCACCGCACCATCCCGGCGGGTATCTCCCCCGGCCCCGCATCCGGTGGCGTCGGGGCGGCGGAGAGCATGGCGCGGTAGATTGATTGCATGCCGATCCCAGTGCGCAAAGCTTCCCAGATTTGCTCTTCTGTCGGCTCTACCGGCACGAGCTTCCACCCCGCCGGCACCGCCCCCGCCTGTTCGGGCGGTCGCTGGGTGAGGGCTGCTGCGTCTAGATCATCCTTCGACCACCGCAGGCCGACATCGCGATGGCCAAACTGCTCGATCACAGATTTGAACTCAGCTACGATATAGAACGGCCGGTTAATGCCGGAGAAGCCGCCGAGATTATTCGCCTGTAAATCCTTCCACAGCCGCTCTGCGCGCTCCAAAACGGCTTTCTGCTCTGCGGAGGAAAGGAGTTCGGGGTAAGTACGCCCATCCCCCTCGCGCGGCTGGCTGGCCGCTTCGGTGATGGCTTCGCGCAGAGCCACCATGTACGGGCGACCATCTGCATCGCCGCGACGTGTGGCATGGGTTGAAATCCCGTCGTAGATGCCGGGAAGTGCGTGCTTGATTGCGATGTCACGCGCGCGGGTTGCGGCGTCCGTTGCAGGGGTCATCGTGCCGACTCCTGTAGGGCAAAATCGACCATGCTATCAGCTATCAAATCGTGGAAAGAGCCGGAGCCGTCCCACTCATTAAATGCCTTGCGCACAAGAAAACGAGCGCGGACGCGTTGGTCGGAATTGGGGGCGGAATTAGGCGTAAAGCTGCCTTTTTCAGCAGGTCGCGCCTCCCGCATCCTCTCACCGCTATCTGGCGATGGGGTGGCGGCAATTAAGCGATCAAGCACGTCATAGACGCCGCGCTTTTGCCCGCTGTGATCGATCATTGGGGCATTGCGAGCCTCGACCAGCGCATCCCGCAGCTTCTCACTATCTGGCGCTGGGGTGACGCGGCGGTTCCAAACGGCAATGGCCTTGTTTTTGCCGCCGAATGCTTCCGTGCCAGCCTTGCAACCGATCTTCGGGCATGACACCCAAAACTCCGGCGCTTTCAGGCCTAAAAGCAATGGCTTGCTGCCACAAAACGGGCACGGCAGTAGCGTCACATCATCCGACATTGCTTGTATCCTTGGTGGAGTGGGCGCGGGCGCGATCATGATGCCAATCAAGGCCCTGCACGATCTCGACATCCGCTAAAGACTGTCCGTCAAGTGCAAGATAACATCCGCCATCGCGGCCATCGGCTGGCTTCATATTGAGATGCGAAACGAGCAGATACCGTCTTGCATTGGCATCTTTGCCAAGGGTGACTTCAGATACGACTTGCTTGTACATGAAATACCGCTTCCGCCAGCGAGCGCCGGTGAAATGGTACACCTTCAGCACGTCACCAACTTTGATTTCGCGGTCAGTCTTATCGTAGACCGCCAGCCGCAGCAGGTCTTGCGGGTCGATCATGCTGCATCACCTCGCGCCTTGGCAGACGCCTTCAGGCGGCGATCCGCGCACCGCTGACAATGCCAGCCGTATGACTCGTTCTGCGCTCCCATCAGCTTGCCCTGTGCTAGCTTGCCACAACGGCATTTCGGGATGGCTTCGAACCACCGCAGGTTTGGGGTCTCGTCAGCCATTGTCCCGCCCCTCCTCTTCCATGTCATTGGACTGACGGGCGGCGGTGGCCTTGGCGATGGCGGCGCGGGGGCCTGAAAGGGCAGCCTCTAGATATTCGGCGTCGTCGGCATTCTGCGCCGCAAGTCGCTCCACGACATCAATCAGCTCGGCCAGTAGATCAGTTGCGGCTGCGTACAGCACGGCATCGGCGTCGCGGGCCACATAAGCCAGCAGTTCGCCGTTGCCCCAAATCAGGTTGAAGCCGGACACAACCGTTGCGCGATTTATGCCGTCTACAACATGAGGCCCAGCCGTATGCCCGGCTACGGTATGAGGCGCGGTCACAGGCCGAAAGCCTTGGCGACGGCATACCAGAAGATAGCGGTGATGAGGGCGCACATGGCCCACGTCGCCAGCCTGTACCGGCCGTTGAACTCTCCGCTCACGTCTTCCATCGGTTCGATATCCTCTCTCAAATATACGGGCATGTTGCTGCGGTGGATACGGGGTTCCATCAGTATCCCACCGTCAAACCGGAGCGGGAAATCCAGGGCGTCAACTGCGACACCTCCTTTCCATGCCGCGCGTCGTTCTCGGCGGCGGCCTGGTCGATGGCGTCGAGCTCCAGCGCCGACAGGATACGCTCCAGATCGCGCACCAGTACGAACGTCAGGTCGTTGAATGCCTCGCCCGCCGCGATCTCCTGCATAAGCTGGAGTTGGCGATGGGCGGGCATCTTCCTGATGGTGTTTATGTCCATGGTTATCTCCACGCCGCTTCGGTGCGGCTATGGGGTGGGTTATGACGGTGGGCGAGGGTGGCGTCAAGCCCTAATTACACGCTTGTGTACGATCGTGACTGGTGTTATGCCGCTGCCATGAGCAAAAACCCTCACCCTCACGCAGCCGCCCTGGATCGCATCGGTCGAGCCAGGGTCATGTCCCACTTCAACATCAAGACCGCAGCCTACTCCAATTGGAAGTCGCGCGGCATTCCCAGCTATTACGTCAAGTCCGCTGCTACGTTGGCGGCGGTGCATGGCGTGCAGGTTCCAGAGCTTTATGGAGAGCAAGCATGACCGATTGGAAGTTCGATCCTCACGCATACAAGCCCGGAGATCGCCTTTGGCTACGCATAGCGGATGGTTGGAGCGATTACAGCGCACGCAGTTATACCGTCAGCAAGGTAACGCCGTCCGGTCAGGTCTTAGCTAAACGCGGCGATGTCGAAACCCGGTTCACGAAACGCGGGGATGTAATGGGCGTATCAGGATACTCTCGTGAGTGCGTGATTTCTGAAGAGCAGGCTACGTGCCTGATTGAAGGTGCAAAAAAGCGCCGCCGCTGGCGCGACATATCTGCGCTGTGCGAAGAAATGAGCCTCACTGCGCGTAAGATGGATGCCGACACTTTCACAGCATTCTTGACACGGCTTCAGGATATGGCCCGCAACACCCCCTCCCTTCATGTGGAGGTGTTGTGATGCGCGTACTCGTAGCCTGCGAATATTCCGCCACGGTGCGTGATGCGTTTGCCCGTCGTGGGCATGATGCTTGGTCGTGCGATCTGCTGGAAACGGAGGGGAATCCGCTGTTTCATCTGCATTGCCGGCATCCCGGTGACATATGGGAATTCGTTGAAATGGGATGGGACCTGATGATTGCCCACCCGCCCTGCACCGATCTGGCCGTCAGCGGTGCCCGTCATTTTGCGGAGAAAATCGCGGACGGTCGCCAGCAGCGCGCACTGGAATTCGTGCAGGCGTTGTTGGATGCCCCCATCCCCCGCATCGCCCTCGAAAACCCCATCAGCATCATCAGCAGCAAAATACGCAAGCCGGACCAGATTATTCAGCCGTGGCAGTTCGGGCATGGCGATACGAAGGCAACGTGCCTGTGGCTGAAAGAGCTGCCCAAACTGGTGCCGACTAACATCGTTGAAGGGCGCTCTGACCGCATCCACAAGATGCCGCCGGGGCCTAATCGGTGGAAGGAACGCAGCCGAACGTATCAGGGCATCGCGGATGCAATGGCTGAGCAGTGGGGTTGACCCTGTTTGGGCAAATCCCCCCAATCCCCTGTGAACACTGCGGCGTGCCGGCGACGTACAAGGTGAGGGAGACGCTGCAATCTCCCTACCTAGGCATGACGCAAGCCTTCATCCGCCGCATCGCGGCCATGTCACCGGACATGCCGATCTGCCAGCGCGATTTGAACCGATGGGCCGCAGAGATCGCAGACGAGAACTCGGCCGCTGTTGGAGCGGTGGCCGTCAACACAACCATCTATGGACGAGAGGACGAAACGAGATGATTCCCGCAACACAAGAGCAGATCGAAGACGCCTGCATGATCCGCAGCGGTCCAGATGCCAAGCGTTACCTGACTGCACAGGGGTTGTTCGCCAGCGAGAAGGATTGCCGCCGCGCGATCGTTCGACTGATGCAGGATGGCGTGCGCAAGCAATTGCCCGGCGGTGGACCCGGCGCCAAAGGCACTGAGATAGAGCGATTTGATGCAATGATGGGGTGCCAAAGAATGTTGAAGCGCCACCTCGAAACCGGCCGGCACTGGATCAACGATGCAGGCAAGATGGCGGAAGCGTTGCAGATGGCGGGGATGATTACAACTCCCGTCTTATAGACCAGATACGTTTAATCTCCCCCTCCACAAAAGGCCGCACCAGCACCGGGATACGGGCTATTGCGGCTTTTCTTTCGTCCTGCGTTTCCATCAGCACGATTTCGCGCGCGCCCTGAAATATGGGGAAGCGTGCCCATGAGCGTACGGATGCAGGGGCCGCATCCATGTGGATGCGACCCGATAGCACTTCGTTTAGCCACCATGAGGGTGGTCTTACTTCAGGCGGCATAGCCACTCCTCAAACGCCTCCCAAGCCCCCAGCGCCCCCAGCGCGACGCAGGCAAAGGCGCCTGCTTTCTTCGCTGCCTCCAGGTACGGAATCTGTCCGGGTTGCCACTTGGACAGCGTATGATCGCGTCGCTTGATCTCCATTACTAGCGGCACTCGCGCCGGGATAATCAGATCGACCACGCCCGGCGTCATGCCTTCCGCTTTGTGCTTCACCATGGCGGCGAACTGGCCACCTGATAGCAACTGTTCGTTGCGCGGGTGAAACGCCAGCACACCCCAATCATCGGGGTATTCGCGGCGCAGGCGGTTGAACACCGATACCTGTTCCAGCGATTCCAGCGGGCATTTACCACGGAACGCGGTGTCGCCGTAGGTCGGGAGCCATTCGGGGAATTTCATGTGAGGCTCCATCCTTTGTGAGAATTGACCAGTCCTTTGTGTAAGCGGTGAAGGCTACCAACGTTAAGCCCAAACTCTTTTACAAAAAAATGAGGATGACCTTCCCAAATTCTTCCATCGTTGTGCCTATAGCGCTTAGAAATGCTAGGGTCGTTAGGGCCAGATTTGCGAATGGATGCGCCTATATTTTCAGAAAGAGACCATCCGTTTACACTCTTCATTTTCCCGCTTGTTAGGCGAGATACATGGGTGCTTTCCATGCCAAATGCTTTTCGAAAAAGGCATTTAGGCCCTATAACCAAGCCATAGTCTTTGTGATAAAATTCAAACCTTCGACGGTCAGCGTTTGGGTTATTTCTGAAAGACACGCGGTTTGCTTTAGCGAGCCGGTTTGCTTCAGATATGCCTGAAACGCCATCACCACCATCAGTCAGATTAGAAAGATTTGGCCTGCCATGAGCAGCGATCAAAGCGCGCTCCAACGACAGTGCGCAGGGTTCTGGCATTTCTTTTTTGACAATGCGGATTGTGTGGCCATGCTTGGCTACAATGCGTCGCCAATAAATCGATCTGCCACCGGGGTTCCGAGCTCGACCACCCGTCCCTTTACCAATGTAAAAAATTGATCCGTCACTTTTCTTGTGATGTGCATATACGTAGAAGTCTTTTCTCATGCTGCCTCCAGCATATCAATTGGCTGGCCAAAAGCAAGCACGCGAAAAAAGCCGCTTTTTTCTTTTACATACGAAATTGTTTCAGGCTGACAGTTTTTCGTCGCCTGCTGGAAACGAATCCAATCTGCTTTTGCTTTTGGATGAGTCGCTTCTGGTGAAAACCAAACACTAAATTTCCTATATGGCGTCACCCAATCCACTCTAACGGTCGGGTTTCCCCTTTGTGAGACAGATTCCTTGGTAACCATAGACAGTATTTGATCGGTCTGCGGCTCATAAGGATTGCGTTTTGTTGCCTCAAATTCAATCGTCAGCTTGGCGTTAGGGTCAACCAGCTCGTTTTTGCAACTACGGCAATACCTAGCGGCAATATCGTTTTTTTCGCCGCAAGCCTCACAGACGCGGCTCGTCCAGAAATATCCGCAACGATCGTACTGCGCACCGGCTTTTACCAAGCCATTGCACCTTCTCCCCGTATGCCCCGGCATCGGCCCAAAATCCGTCTCGACCCGCGCACCCCACACGTCCAAGCAATAGCCGTTGGTATCAAGGGTGTAGCCCTCTGCGTCCTTGTGGCGCGTGAAGGCGTTCTCATAGCCGCAGGACGGGCACTCCGCCGCGACGGGTTCGCCCTTCTCAGCTGCCTTGCCGGCCTTGATGGTGGGCGTGTAGATGTCGCCGCTAGGAAAGTGGCGATCGTGGTTGCCGGCGTAGTCCAGCCACAGACAGTCTTTTTTCTCTGGGTATAGCCGCCATGCCCGCCCCAGTATCTGCGTCAACAGCGTAGCGGACTCGGTGTAGCGGAGAACGGCGATGATCTCGGTCCAAGGAGCGTCAAAGCCCGTGGTGAGCTTGCCTACCGAGACGACGTATCTTACCTTCATAGAACGGTATGCAGTCACAGCACGCTTCTCAGCCGCCGTGTCCATATCGCCCGTCACCATCACGGAGTTACCCGGTGGTAAGCTGGCCATAATCTCGTGCGCGTGCGCGACGGTGGCGGCGAACAGCATCACACCGCCGCTGCGGGTCTGTGCCTGCGCCACGACATCCGCCACGACGTGCGCCGTCTGCCGGCCATGCCCGACGAACGCACGTTCCACCGTGGCGTCGTCCAAGCGACCGTTGGGCAGCAGGACAACCCCACTGGTATCATAGGACTGCGCATTGATCTGCCCGACCGTCATGGGCGTGATGTAGCCTGCGTCCAGCATCTCCCGCGCGGACACCCTGTATACCGCCTTGGTGAAATACGGATCACGGCACACGTCATCGCCGTTGACCTTGCCGTCCGGCTGCTGGCGGTAAATGTAGCCCTTGCCCAAGATGTACGGCGTACCGGTCAGCCCCAGCACCCGCAGGTTAGGGTTTCCCGCGCGCATGGCGTCGATGATCGCACGGATGGTCGGCGTCATACCGTGGCATTCGTCCACCACCACGGCGCAGTACGATCCGTCGCTGAAGCGGCTGATGGCGTTTACTACGGTGCCTGGGGTGCCGAACACGATGTGGTGGCGCGTGGATTTAGCGCCCGCGCTTGCGGAGAAGATCGACGACGGATGCCCCGTCGCCTGCATCTTCTCTCGGTTCTGATGCACCAGCTTGGCGTTAGGTGCGAGGCACAGGATGCGCTTGCCGCCTGACATCCTGTGAAGGGCATCGGCGATATGCGCGATCATGTGGCTCTTGCCGGCCGCGGGCGCTGCATCGATCAGGCACGGGCTGGTGGTGGTGCGCATGTAGGATAGGGCGGCGTCGCAGGCGGATTGCTGGTAGGGGCGGAGCATTAAACTCTAGCCTTTTTACATTTCTTCAAATGCTCTGCGCTGCGCAAAAGAAAATCTTTGTGACTGTTGCGAAGATGACAATGAATGATCTTACGCGCTTCATCCAATAGCTTTTCGGTATCCGTCACTTCAACCCCCAAAAGCTAGACGGAGCCCCCGTCCACTTCGACAAATCCGCTCCCGGCGCCAGTTCCTCCACCGCCTTGCCGTAGGATACCGAACCTGCACGCTTGGTAAGCGTCAGCTTCCTGCCGCTGATGAGTGCATTCCGGTCGCCCGCCAGCGCCACCATCTCCGCCAGCAAATCCTTACGGCGCTCTTTGGCGCGCTCGATCGCTTCCATCAGCTGGTCCCACTCCTGCACCATAAGGTGGGCGGCGGGGGTGTCGATCGTTACCCGCCTCTCCGCTAGGTATTCATCCGGTTCCTTCACCGCGTCCAGATACTCGGCATGAAACTGCCTCAGGATCGGCAGATGCGTATTCAACCAATCGTCGTCGCGGTGAACCAACACACGGTGTGCCTCATGCGGCGTCCACTGATAGAACCACAGCGAGTCCCACCCGCAACACAGCATCTCGATCTGGCACTGCGCGGCGTAATGCGGCTGTTCCGCCAGAGATTTGAAAATGGGGCGCGGGTCATTGCGAATGCCGTAGGGGCATTTGACCTCGATACCCTTGCCGTCACTCACCGCGCCGTCAGGCGATGCCCCCAGCCAATCCTTGTAAGGCACGAAGGGCATTGCGGTCACGGACTCCCCGTAGGTCATTTCGAACTCGGCAATAGCCCCTGCCTCGTTGAACGTGCCCCATTCGGTTGCGGCGTTGCCGGTGAACTCGTTGGGGGCATTGTGGGCGGCGCGAACCATTGATCGCAGCGCATCGGCGCGGGTCATGTAGGGCGACAGACCCAGGATCGCGCCGACGATGGAGCCAGTGACGCGGCCTACCCTTTCCTGAAACCACTCAGGCGAACGCTGAGGGATCATTCCCCTTCTTCCACAAAAATGGAGGCAATCTGTTCTGCATAGCGAGCAATGGTTTCGCCATCACCGCCGCCTGCGCAAATCAATTCCCACAGCTTTTCAGAAACCGCTTCCACGGCTTCATCATAGGACATATCAAGTGTCATTTTCTCTCTCCATCCATCATCCTCGCCCCGGCTTGTCGCCGGGGTCCGGTGATGGGTAGATTAGAACATGCTGTTCATGGTGATGAATGGCACGCTATCATCCAGATCATCTTCGGCGAAGGCGCTGCGCTGGCGGGTTGCGGAGTTGCCGCCGTTGCCGGTCTTTGGCCCCTCGCTGATCTCCGCAGTCTTGGGGGAGGCTGCCATCAACCAGTTCCCACCCGGCGATTTGGATTTCGTGATCGGGTCTTCCTTATCCCACACCCCCAGCGTCGCCACGAACTGCGCCGCGGTGAGGGCAAGCGCCAACTGGTCGTTGGTCGGACGCGCCCCGATCTTGGCCAGCTTGCCCTTGGCGTTGGCGTCGATCGCCATCAGCATCTTCTTGTGCTTGTCGCGCTTGGTAATTGCCTTGGCAAGATCGAACGAGCCGTTGGTCTTCACGCCGGGGTCTAGTTCATCGATCCAAAGCTTGAAGAACAGCACCCGGTTGGCATAGCCTTCCGGCTTCAGCACGCGAACCTTCAGGTTCACGAACTCCTCGCTGATCTGGTATCCTTCTTTCCACGCGGCTTCCTCGACCGTGACCAGCACGGACGATCCCTTGGGGATAACTTCGAAGTCACCGCCGCCGGCCGAAAACTCTTTCTCGTTCGTGACGGCGCTTTCGCCCGTTGAAAGTTCCCAAAACGACATTGCATTCTCCTATAGTAAATGAGTACGGATATCTTTTTTCGACAAGTTTTCAAATTTAGTCAGCGGTCTCAAATTGGACAAAGCCCAACATGCTTTAAAAGCATCGTCAATTTCACCGGACCATGGAAAACTAGATACTGGCACGATATGGTCAATATGCCATTCTGTACCATAGTTATTCCAAGACATTCCGGAATGGAATTGCCGCTCTAGGTGGAGCATTAAATCTGCGCCAGAATACGGTAAATGACGCAGTGAGCCTGTTCGCCTTGCTGCTAAGCATGCTCTAATCCTCCTTCCCACTGCGGAACTTGCCCTATACGCAGGGTTCTTTCTTCTCCTGCGCTCAGTTTCAGCAGACTTCTGCCGAAAGAGTTCTGGATTTTTAGCCTTGTACTTTGCCGTATACTCCTTGCTTTTTTCAGCATTATATTTCGGCTTCCAACCAGATTTTCTTAGCTGTCGCTTTCTGTTGCGAGACTTTTCGGTATCGCAAACCCGACACCAAGAAGTAAAACCATCTGACGTAGCGGCTTGCCGATAGAAAAACTCAAATGTTCGAGGCTTTACTATTTTGCATTTCGTACAAGCCGGCCCCATCAGCCTTCCTCCGCTTCCTCTTCATCAACCGCTTCTGTCGCGGGCTTAGGTGTCGGCCTATCCATGCCTATCCAAGGGGCCAGCGGGTTCTCACCCTTCACCACGTCCAGATCGTCGGTGATGCCGTAGCGGTTCTTCGCGCAGTTTGCGGGATTGAGATATGAAACCAGCACGCGGTCGTTGCTTGTGATGGCTTTGCCAGGCTTTGCGCCACGATCACCTTTGGCTTCTATTGCCCCTCGAACAATGCGGTCCTGTTTAAGGAACCCAACAAACTCTGTTTGGTCAAGATACGGTGCCAGCGACTTCTTCGGCAGACGCAGAGAATAGGACGAGTACGGGTCACCGTCAGGCGGCGACACGTCCACGATCTCCGCGTGCGCCAGGAAGATGATGTTCATGCCCTTCTGCTTGCGCAGCATCTCGGATGCCCTACGCACCCGCATGTGCATGGCCGATACCATGCTTGCGCCGTTGCCATAGCCGCCGTGGCTCTGGTTCAGGCCGCGGGCATTTGGGTCCGCCGCCAGAACGTCCTGCGTGAACAGGATATCCAGGCCGGTGGCGGTGTCAAACACCAGCGTTTCGAACGTGTGTTCCTCGCGCAGTAGCGCCTTAAGAGCATCCCACAGTTCGGCGGCGGTTTCCACCTCCAGCGTGGTGGGTTTCTGGTGGTCGGGTACGTCGTGCGGCGGGCGTTCGCCCTGCGTGCGGATCATGAAAACGTTGGGGAACGTACATGCGAGGCTGGTTTTGCCGGTGCCCTGCACACCTACGATGGTGCCGCAGAACGGCTCCGCCTCCAGCCGGGAGGCGCGGGACAAGATTGACATTGGTTTCCTTCCTTTCTTCCGGGGTTGCTTATGACGATGCGTGGCGCTATCCGTCAAGCAACATTTTTAGCGCGAGGAAAAAATGCTGTCACCCGATGAGATCAAGGAAAAGCTGGAGGATCGCAATTTGATGGAGGTGAGCAGGCGCAGCGGCGTTGCGTATATGCGCATCTACAACATGGTGAAGCGCGGCAACCCGCCGGCCTACAGCACGGTCAAGGCGCTGTCTGATTACCTTCAGGTGCAGGCATGAAGGGCTACGACTTCGACGCCATCAAACAGAATTACCCGTTGAATGAGGTGATCGGCCGCACGATCAAGCTACGCAAATCATCCGGGTGGTACGAGGGTCTGTGCCCCTTTCATAACGAGACAAGCCCCAGCCTGAAGTTCAAGGAGAATGACGAAAGCTGGCATTGTTTCGGGTGTGGTGCCCACGGCGACGTGATCGATTTCGTCGCCAAGGTCGAACATGTCACGACGCAGGAAGCGATTGCGCGGCTGACCGGCGGCAATGCGATCGAACTATCCGAGGCGGATCGGCAGAAGCGGCGTGACTGGTTGGCGGAGGAAAACCGCAAGGCGGAAGCGGCCAGGGTCGCAGCCATCGCCGCCGCGTCCCGCCGCTGGGAACGCGCCCGACCAGTGGACGGTCAACAGCCTTACCTGGAGCGCAAGCAGGTGGCGCCATCAGGTGCGAGGATGGACGGCGACAACCTGTTGGTCCCGATGTGGGACGCGGCCGGCGATGTCATCAACGTCCAGTCGATCGCGCCAGATGGCACCAAGCGCTTTCATGCCGGTTGCCCTACGGTCGGGGCGCGGTTCTATATCGGGATCGGCTGGGGCAAGGTCATCATTTGCGAGGGCTTCGCTACCGGCGCCTCAATCTACGAGGCGACCGCCGATAAGGTGGTGGTGGCCTTCAGCCAGGGACAAATGGAGAATATCGCCCGCGAGATGATCGCGGCTGGCTTGGGCGTGGTCATCGCCGCCGACAGGAAGGCGCTTGACGCCATGACGAGGATAGGGGCGGCACTGGATGTGCCGGTGATCGCACCGCCCGCGCTGGAGAAAGGCGACGACTTCAACGACCAGATGATCGAGCAGGGCGTGGAGGCTGTGGCAGCAACGTTTCGGCAAGGGTTGATCGATTATGCCAACCGGCCGGAACCCGCGCCCCTGCCTCCGTCCTGCGCCATATCGTTCGTGGATGCGATGGATTTTGCAGAAGGTGATATTCCCTTGCGCCCCTGGATCGTGCCGGGCGCCTTGCTGGCGGGGTCCACGCATATCCTCGCTGCACCGGGCGGCACCGGCAAATCGGTGTTCACGCTCCAGATGGCGCTGATGCTCGCATCGGGCCGGGAATGGGCGAAGTGGAAGCCCAAGAAGAAATGCCGGGTGCTGGTCATCAATGCCGAAGACGACATCCACGAACAGCGGCGGCGTATGGTGGCGGCGCAGACGGTGATGGGCTTCACGGCGGAGCGCGGCATGGTGATGCTGGCGGACGCGCCCGACAATATCCTGATGTCGCAGGCGGACGCTGCCAAGAAGGTGCAGGTTGCCACGCCGCTGGTTGACGAACTGGTGGCGGTCATTCGTCACTATGCCATAGATGTGGTGATTGTGGACCCATTCGCCGAGACGTTCGACGGTGATGAGAACAGCAACGGCGACACCAAGTGGGCGATGAAGATATGGCGCGACAAGATCGCCCGGCCGACAGGTTGCGCGGTGTACCTAGTTCATCACACCACCAAGGGATCGGAAGATAAGGCGGGTAGCGCCGACGTTATCCGCGGCGGCGGCGCGATCGTCAATTCGGCGCGGCTGGCTGCGACGCTATTCGTGATGTCGAAGGGCGAGGCGTCGGCGTTGAACGTCAACGAGGACCATCGTTTCCGGTATGTGCGATATGATGATGCCAAGTCGAACAACAGCCTGATCGGCGCTCGGACGTGGTTCGAGAAGATATCCGTCACGCTGCGCAACGGGCCGGTTGGCGATAGCGACGGCGGCGACGAGGTAGGCGCGCTGTCGCCGTGGCAACCTGAGGGCATCGGCGCATACGAGCCGGCGCAGGTCATGAAGCTGCTGGAGGCGGTGGAGGACGGCTATGTGGATGACCACGGCGTCTGCACCGACCTACCGTTCGGCCGTTCCAAGGCTGGCGGCTCCAAGCGTTGGGTGGGGCATCTGATTGCCGATGTGATGGGCGTTGAGGAAGAGGAAGCCCGCAAGATCATCGGCTTCCTGATCGACGGTGGCATGGTCGAGGAGGTGCCGTTCCGCAACGAGGTGAAGGGCCGCGACGAGAAGGCGCTGAAGGCAAATATCACCGCCGCGAAGGTCGCATTGGGGATTTCCCCAAATTAAAATCTGGTTTGGGGAAATTTGGGATATTTGGGGAATAATGGTTGCGTAGATAGGCGGCTTGACAATTCCCACCCCAATTGGTACGCGTCCCTCAACGCGTTTCCAATTTGGGGTTGGAGGAATCGTCGCTTCAGCCACCCCTCTATCGGAGCAAAGCGTTAGACCCCGAAAATGGGGAATATTCCAAGGAGGAATGAAAAATGAAGACCTCAATCAAATTTCCGTCAGAACCGCCGATGGGTACGCGTTTCGCTATCCAGGAGCAGGAGTATGTTCTGTACGATAGCGAGCCTTACACCCGCGCTGACGGAAGCAGTACGATCCTGTTGGTGTGGCAGAGTCACTGCGCCAGTTGCGGCGATGAGTTTTTCATCAGCACCCCTTTAGGCTTCACCACTGGTCAATCGCGTCGGTGTGAGAAGCACCGTGAACCCGGCAAGAAGGTCAGGAAGGTTGCGGCTCCTAAGCGTCGCTTTTGAGCGCACAGGCCAGACGGCGGGCGGTGGTGAGGAAAAAGTTACGGGACCCTATTGACGGTGCCGTAACTGCGGGGTATATGGGGTGCATAGAGACGGAGACAGATCATGAAGACCCTGATACAAGTTCAAGAAGCCATTATTCAGCACATCCAGAACGATCGCAATCCTATGTATCAGGGCATGACGTTTGGCTACATGCGCGACTGGTATCGCGCCGCAATCAGCAATCTGGG